TCGGGGTTTTTTATTTGATATTTATATAGTGATTGATTTATAATCTAAAATTTCGTATATTATAGTAATCAAATTAATATATTATGGCAATACTAAGTGAGAAAATCGAAGGAAAAGAGATTATGGTTGAAATCAACTCAAGTAATCTAAAGAAGGCTTCTTATAACACGGAAAGTAAACTTCTTACTGTTACATTTAATAATGGCTCTATTTATGAATATTATGAGTTCCCTTGGGACAAGTTCACAAAATTTAGAATGAGTGAATCCCAAGGTAAATTTCTTAACACAAACATAAACGGAAAATACAATTATAAAAAGGTAGTATGATGAATAAATCTTTGGTCGATGAGTTATTAGAAGATAGTGAGTTAGACCAAAAGATAGTTAAATCTTTTTATTCAAAAGATACGTTGTCCTCGGATATATTTGAGGATACGGATGGTTCNTATAAAATGCATAAAGGTATTAGNGATAAGTTATTAGAAATCTCTGATGCCTTTATTGATTTTATTGGGGTTGATTTTTTTATTGAGGATGTACATTTAACAGGTTCTCTGTCAAATTATAACTGGTCNGAATATTCTGATGTCGATTTACACATANTGACAAATTTCGAAGACTTTGACAATCAAAAAATAATTAAAGAGTTTTTTGANGCCAAGAAAAANAACTGGAATCAAAANCACGATATTAAAATTAAAGGTTACGATGTTGAGCTTTATGTTCAAGATAGTAATGAATCTCACCTATCATCAGGAGTTTATTCTTTGTTAAATGATAAATGGATAGTTGAACCAAAAATCGGTAAACAACACATTGATGAGGACCTGATTCTTAAAAAGGGTGAGGAGTATGCTAAGATAATCGAGGACTTAGTGAAGAAATCTGAACAGGGTAAAGATGTGTCAAACGAGGTTGATGATGTTAAATCGAAGATAAAGCAATTTAGACAATCGGGTCTTGAAAGCGGTGGGGAATATTCNTATGAGAATCTAACATTCAAATTACTTCGCAGAAACGGATACATTCAAAAACTTTTAGATATCAAAAAAGGGATTACAAATAAGAAATTATCCGTGAGTGAATCGTAATCCATATATTTTTTGATATATCTATGTATTTATAGGATAAGAATAACTTCATTTAATAATATTAAAAAATGGGAGATTTAAAACCGCTCGGTAGTGAGAAATTAAACGGGGATGAAAAATTAAAAAGAATCCTTGAACTCACCTACTACAAAAATGGCTCAAATAATACACAAACAACCAAAGCTGATTATATTTCTGAATCAACAACAGGTATCTATGGTATTGTAAAAGAAAAAGACGGATACTACGTTAAGAAAGGACTCAATGAAAGTTCTTTGGATTATATCGGTGGTATGTTTATGAAAAATAAAAACAGATTTTCTTCATATGCAGAAGCTCTAAAGAGACTTTCTTTATTGAAGGGTCAGGAGGAGATATTGAATGAAGAAACAAAATATGTTTTGAAGGTCAACAAACCTGCTTCAAGTAATGAAGCTGCGGTTCCTGCACCGGCTCCTGAAGCCGTTCCTGCACCCGCACCTGAAGCGGCACCAGCACCTGAAGCAGCTCCGATGGACGCAATGCCACCGATGGATGCATCAGCACCTGAAATGCCAGCAGACGCGGCGGCGGAAATGCCGTTAGCATTACCACCATCTGATGATGCTGAAATGGGTGATGAATCGGGAGATACTCCTGAATCAGGTGAAGACAAATTAAAGTCTGTTCAAAAGTTAACTGGAAAATTAGGTCAAAAATTAAGAGATATCCAAGATGATATGGAAAGTGANGATATCAAATATATNATCAATTCAGTATTATCTGCTGTTAATTTAGATAAACTAGATTTAGAAGACAAAGAAGAAATCTTAGGTAAATTCGAAGATGAAGAAGAGTTCGCCGGAGAAGATGGTTTAGATGATGAAATGGGTGGTGAAATGGGTGATGAAGAAATACCTGCAGAAGAACCACAACCAGACGCTGAATTAGGTGAGGTTGACGGTATCGACGCTTTGGAGAATTTAGTTAATATGTCATTTGAAGAAGATGAAGATATGATGATGTATAGTCCCGAAAAAGAAATGGACACTGACTTACCTCCAATGGAATTAGAAAAAGAAAAAACAAGAAAAAACAAATTTCACGTTGAGCCAGGCGGTGAGGAAGATTTATATTACAGACAAGCGTCTTTTGATTCCGATTTTGGTGACGATGACGATGAAGATTTGTTCGGTGATAGCGGTTATGGGGACACATTCCACTTTGATTTAAAAGAAGTTGGTGATTTAGAAGATATGTACTCAGATGAAATTGACGATATTAATAGTAAAATAAAAGACCCTGAATTTTATATGGATGATGAAGAGTCATCAGTTGAGGGTGAGAAGTCAGGTGATTCAATGGCAAAAGAAATTGATATTAATGAATTAACCGACATTATCAACAATAGTGTAAAAGAAACATTAAGAAAACACTTTGAATAAGAATGTATCTATTATATATCAATGAACTCGGAAAAGACTATAAAGGTCAGCAACAATACGAATTTATATTCGGCGAGAATGTTGATGTATTAATGGATGAATGGTTTATAATTCCATCTTCAGGCAGAGCAATTCCACCTGAATTAGAATTTGTCGATTTAGTAGGGGTTTTAAAAAACTCAGATTTAAAATTAGATTTAGTTCAAAATTCAGATTATTTCGGAATGATTGATGCTGTAGATGGAATTATTGCTTTAGGGTGGGAACCTTTTGATATACACGCAGAAGAAAGACCTATAAGGGTTTCTTTTCATTTCGGTGAAAACATTGAAAGTGTAACAAAAAAATTAAGAGGAAAAGAACTTCAATTAATAAATGAAGAAATTAAATTAAATTTAGAATGAAACGTAACGAAATTGTTCAAAGATTAATCAAAGAAGGATTTAATCAAAATACCTTGGTTAATATGAGTGATAAACAAATATCAATGCTCTCCGAAAGAGTTTTAGGAGAAGCACCTAAACCTTCTATTACAGTTGGTCCTAAAAATATGGCGGCAGCTGTTGAATTAGCTAAACAAGGTGTAGATGTTAAAGTATCTGATAAAGAAGTTGTTGAGGGTAGTGGTGTTGGTCCTAAAGTAACTAAAGGACACAATGGTATTCCTGAGTTTATGGATTCAAAAAAATTGAAGAAGGAAAAAGAAGACCCAAAAAAGAAAGATAAAGAAGAACCAAAAAAGAAAAAAACTGAAAAAAAATCTTTAAATTTGAAAAAATTAGAAGATTTGGACAAAAAAGAAATCAAGGAATGGGTTGAAACTTTGATAGAAAATAATTATCATCCATTAACAACAAAAGATGAAATTATGGAATTAGTAAAACAAAAATTAAATGAGGGTCCTGGTCCATTAGTGGCTGACCCTGATGTTGATGTAGAACCAGATATTGATGTTGAACCAGATGTTGATTCACCTTCAGTAAATCCCGATACCGACCCGTATGTAGACCCTTGGGATAATCCCGGAGTAGGTCCCGACCCAGACCCAAAGTTTCAATCAGATAAAGGAATGCCTGAATTTTTTAAATTCAAACAAATATTACAATCAATTAACGAAAAAAAAGATTTTAATTCTCTTTCCGAGTCGATTATGAGAAAAATTAAAAAAGTACTTAATAATGGCTAAAAAAGAATTTAAAGAGGCGATGAATTTCGCTGATAATAGTAGACCTGACCCAAGTGTTCAAAATAAACTTTCAGATAGAGAGACCCCATTTAAAAAAGTGGAGTTTCCTAAATCTGATAATGATGGTGCATATAGTAACTACGAAGAATTATTAGCGAGCGAAGAATATGAAATGGCATTAGGTAGACTTAATGCATTCACAGGTGTTAGAGATATCGGAACGGGTATTCAAGGTAGATACTATCAATTATCAATGCAAGCCGCACGAATTTTAGGTGAAATTAAAAACGCAGAATCTCAAAAAGAAGCAGAATTGGAACAATTGTGTGAGAGATTGGTTAGAGAACATTTTAAAATTCCTGAAAATAAATTACAATTTGATTTAAAATTAGAATCAGAAAAAATTCAAGTTAATCAGGACCCTGAACCTACTCAAGTACAACAACAAGAAGAAGAATTGGTGGATGAATTACTTGATATGGAGAGAGCGAAAAGAAGATTGCTCAATGCGATGACTCAAGGAGCTGCAGTTGATTCTACTTGGATTTTTAGAAAAGTAATACCTGAAATACAAGCAATAACGGGTGTTAGAGATTTGGCGGACAAATATTCTGTGTTCATTTCAACTATGATGTTAGGGTATTGGCAATTTCCTGAAGAATTATTGGAAATGTCAGTAAAAGGAAATGGACAATTAAATGAAGCTGCGGGTGCCGGTAAAACTTATATTGATACAACAACAAAACCACCAACGGTATTTGCAAGAGCCGTTATATTTCCTTTTTTAATTCACGAAGCAATTAAGGGTGTTATGGAATTTCTTTCAAAACAAAGAAACCCTGAAAATCCTGAATTAGTACAAAAAGCAATGGATTTAGAAGATAAAGTATTATATGAAATTTGGGACATTAGATTAGGTCCTGCGATTTGGAGAAGACTTTATGATTTATATCCTGAAGCGATTAAAAACGAAGAGGATAAAAGAAAATTACAAGCGTACATTTATTCAAATGTTGCAAATTTACCAGTGAGAGATTTTTTAGTTTTAATGAAAGAGGTTATTGGTAAATCTGAAAATGGTAAAACGTTAATCGGAGCAATGTACTATGATTTAACAAGAAAAGTAGATAGTGAAGAAGTAACAAAATCCACATCAGAATTTAAAAGAGTAATGGACGAAATATCACCCCAAGTAAGTAATGATGAAATACGAGACTTATTGGCAGGATTGAATATCTCACTACAATAAAGTTAAAGTGGTCAAGTTTGACCACTTTTTTTGTATTTATATATATGAGTGCTAAAATTGAACAATTAAAAGAATATGCAAGAATTATTAAAGATACACCATACGCTTTAAGAACTTATTTGCAAACGTATGATAATACTCAAAAAAAATACGTCCCTATGGACTTGTTTCCTGACCAATTACAATTGATTCAGGATTATGAAGATTACAACGAAAACATCACAAAAAAATATCGTCAAGCGGGGGTTACAACAGTAACTGCTGCTTGGTTATCTAAAAAATTACAATTAGCAAAACCAGAGAATCCCGAAAGAGTCCTAATCATTGCAAACAAAAGAGATACCGCAATCGAGATGGCTAACAAAGTTCGTAACTTTTTAGAACAATGGCCTGAATGGTTAAACGTTGGTTTCTCCCCTGATAAAAACTCCGAAAGTAGATTTAGATTAAACAATGGTTGTGAAGTAAAAGCCGTAGCAACATCTGCGGATGCGTTACGTGGTTATACACCGACGGTTCTTGTATTTGACGAAGCTGCATATATCGAAGCAGGTGAGGACTTTTGGGCGGCTTCAATGGCATCACTATCTACGGGAGGTAAGATTATCCTAATCTCAACTCCAAATGGATATGACCCAATATATTATGGTGTTTATGACCAATCATTACGTGGACTGAACGACTTCCATATAACCGATTTAAGATGGTTTAAAGACCCTCGTTATACAAAGGACTTAGTATGGGTAAAATGTAATGACATATGTCATTATATGTTGAATAGGGAACAATATAATGATGATGAGGTAGTACTTCGTGAATTCGATATGAGTAACTACCGAAAAATAGAAGAGGAAGGTTATAAACCATTTTCATCTTGGTTTGAATCTATGTCTAAAAAATTCAAATACGATAGACGTAAGATTGCACAGGAATTGGAGTGTGACTTCTTAGGTTCAGGAGATGGTGTAATTCCTGGTGACATTCAAGAGAATATTGCCAAAAATATGATTAGAGTTCCATTTGAGAAGTATATGCAAGGAACTTTTTGGCATTGGAAGGAACCAGTACAAGACCATCGTTACATTATGGGTGTGGACGTGAGTAGAGGGGATAGTGAGGATTTCTCGTCCATTAATATTATTGATTTTGATGAAAGAGAACAAGTTGCAGAATACATTGGTAAAATACCGCCAGATGATTTAGCGGCAATTGCATATAAATGGGGAGTCTTGTATAACGCATTTATAGTTGTCGATATTACCGGTGGTATGGGGGTTGCAACATCAAGAAAATTACAGGAATTAAACTATAAAAATCTATACATTGATGGTATTAATACTCAAAACATTTGGGAGTATAATAAGAAAGCAATGGATAAAATACCCGGTTTAAATTTCAATAATAAAAGAACACAAATTGTTGCGGCTTTCGAGGAACAATTAAGGAAAGGATTTATAGTAAGGTCATCAAGACTACTAAACGAACTTAATACTTTCGTTTATATGAATGGTAGACCTGACCATATGAAAGGTGCTCACGATGATGCGATTATGAGTATGTCTATGGCATTATATGCTGGTGATATATGTTTCAATCAATTACAAAAAACTGACGCACAAAACAAGGCAATGTTAGATTCTTGGGTATTATCTGAAAGGACATATGAAGCAAATAAGTCGTTTTATTCATATGGAACTACTTTTGACCCAGTAGGTTCTATGTCGTTCGGTGGCAGTTCACAACAGAATACACCAAGTAAAAATTCATACAATGAATACAGTTGGTTATTCGGTAAACGTAAGTAACCTCTTTATTTTTCCAATAATTAAGTGTAGATTAAATAGAAATAGTATTTATAGATATGGCCGAAAATAATTTAACAATATTTCAAAAACTTACTAAAGTATTTGGTTTTCAGGGTAAAACAAAAGAAGAACCACCTTCCTTTACGTTTTCAAAAGATGAATTACTAAGAACTGATAGTAAAGAAGAGTACGAAAAGGCGTTGTTGCAGGCTCAACAATCGACCTACATTGCAGATAAATGGACTAAACTTGACCAATCATTATATCAACAGTCTGTTTATTATGAACCTAATAGGTTGTCAGCATATTATGATTATGAATCAATGGAGTTTACTCCTGAAATATCTGCGGCTTTAGACATTTATGCTGAAGAGTCTACAACAATGTCAGAAAAGGGTGAGATACTTACCGTATATTCTGAATCAAAAAGAATCAAAGCAATTTTAGAGGATTTATTTAAAGAAAAATTAGACATAAATACCAACCTACAAATGTGGGCTAGAGGTATGTGTAAATATGGTGATGATTTTGTTTATTTAAAAGTAGACCCTGAAAAAGGAGTCGTTGGATGTCAACAATTACCGAATATAGAAATTGACAGAATCGAAGGTTCAAGTGCTTCTGGTAAAAATTTAGCACCTGTTCCCCAAGATAGTAAATTACCAACAAGAGAGTTAAGATTTAGTTGGAAGAACAAGGATATGGAATTCCAAGCTTGGGAAATAGCCCATTTTAGAATTTTAGGTGATGATAGAAAGTTACCGTATGGTACTTCTATGTTAGATAAGATTAGAAGAATTTGGAAACAACTTTTACTTGCGGAAGATGCGATGTTAATTTATAGAACATCAAGAGCACCTGAAAGACGTGTGTTTAAAGTATTCGTTGGTAATATGGACGATAAGGATATTGAACCATACGTACAACGTGTAGCAAATAAATTTAAAAGGGACACTGTGGTTGACCAAAAAAATGGTCAAGTGGATATGAGATATAATCAAATGGCGGTAGACCAAGATTATTTCATACCTGTTCG